GTGCGAGGCGATCCACGAGGGCAAGGCGCCGGTGAAGGCCAAGGGCATCATGACCCTGGACCAATACCGCCAGGCGCGCGAGGTGTTCGCGGACAGCCGGTACGAGGCGATCCGGTCCAACGGCACCAAGCTGATGGACCTGGCCTGGCAGGCCCAGGGCATGGGGGACAACAACCTGGGTGTGCTCGCGCTGATGGGTGGCGTGGCCGACGCCTACAGCGGACTGGCCGGTGGGTGCGCCTCGGTGGGGATCACGATCCCCTCGCTCGGGGAGGGCTGACACGTGAGAGTCAAGACGTACGTGGTGATCCTGGTGGCGGCCCTCGCGGCCGGGTTCTACCTCGGCACCCCGGCGCCGGTCGAGTCCGGACAGATCCGGACGACGCCGGACGCCACCGTGACGCCCGTCGCGGTGACCTCCTCGATCACCTGGACGCCGACGGTGACCCCGGCCAGCAAACGCCGGATCGAGGTGGTGGACCAGCTCAAGCCGAGCAAGTGGAAGGTCAGCCAGGCGGCCGAGTGGCTGGACCGGTACACGGCCAGCAACATGGTCACGGTCAGCCGGTGCTCGGCGCGCGCGTGGAAGTGTGTCTATGTGCGAGGTGGCAAGCTGCCAGGCAACATCCTGGCGCTGACCCAGGGCAACCGGATCACGGTGGACTACGGCAAGGTGGACCGGCACGGCTACCGGTCCAACCTGCGGCGCGAGGAGATTCTGGCCCACGAGCTGTTCCACACGTTCGCGCCCGGCTACGGCCACTCGCGCTCGGGCTACAACCTGATGCGGGCGACCATGAGCAAGTCCCGGCTGTACCTGACGCCGGGCCAGCGCCGGATCCTGGCCAAGCTGTAGCCTGACCGGCGGGACCGCGCGCGACCATCCCAACCGAGCCCAGCCTGACCTCCCCGTCCGGGCTGGGCTCGGCGCCTGTCCGGGCCAGGACGGCGGACTGGCCAGTCATGCCGGGGAGGATGTCAATGCCCCCTGTTCGCCAGCTACAGTGACACCATGGCCGGACGATTCGATCCCAACACCAACCCGCTGGGCAAGGACAACAATCCTGGCGCCGCCCGGTGGTGCGAGACACACGCCCGGCTGGAGTGCACCAAGAACCGGAACCGGGGCCGGGGGCCGTGTCACAAGCAGGCCATCCGGGGCACCGACGCGTGCGACATGCACGGCGGCTACAAGCGCGACGTGCTGAAGGCCCAGGGTGAGGCCCGGATCACGGCGTTCAACCCGATGGCCGAGCCCACCAAGCTGGACGCCGGGATGACCGTGCTGGCCATGCTCCAGATGACCTACCTCCGGGTGGGCATGTACGCCGAGCTGTTGCGCCAGCAGGTGGCGGCCGAGGGCGAGATCCCGCTGGACGACGCGGACACCTCGGGCTTGATCGGCCACCGGTACGGCATGGGCGGCAAGGAGGGCATCCTCTACCGGCAGAGCGAGGAGGTCCGCGCGCTGGTCACGCTGGAGGCTCAGGAGCGCGACCGGGTGGTGAAGTACGCCAAGACCGCCCACGACATGGGCATCTCCGAGCGCATCACCTCGCTGGCCGAGCGCTGGGGCGACGTGGTGGCTGGGCGCGTGGTGCTGCTGCTGGAGGCTCTGGAGCTGACTCCCGAGCAGGCTGTGAAGGTCCCCTCGCTGCTGACCCAGTACCTGAGTTCGATCGACCTGGACCAGATCGAGGCGGCCCCCGCGCCATGATCGAGGCACGGCCTTGTGGCGCATGCGGGGAACTCGTTCCCAGTGACGAGGGATGCGAGCACTGGAGGCCCGGCCAGACCGCCAAGGGAGCGCGCGAGCGCGAGCGGCGCCGCCGGGAGCGCGAGGAGCTGGACTCGTTCCGGCGGATGATGAGACTGGGGATCACGTGACCGGCATCGACCTGGCGGGCAAGGTGCTCGCGCGAACCCGCATCACGCGCTGGAAGGACTCGCCCACGGCCTGGGCTCACGACGTGCTCAACGTCCGGCTGGCGGGCTACCAGAGCGAGATCCTGGACGCCCTCCCCGTACACCGGCGCGTGGCCGTCAAGGGACCGCACGGCTTGGGCAAGTCGTTCTCGGGCGCGCTGCTGGTGAACTGGTTCGCCACCACCCGGGACATGATGGGCCGGGACTGGAAGATCATCACCACGGCCTCGGCCTGGCGCCACCTGGAGGTCTACCTCTGGCCCGAGATCCACAAGTGGGCCGACCGGATCGACTTCGACTCGCTGGGGAGGGCGCCCTACAACCGGCGGACCGAGCTGCTGGACCTCCGGCTCAAACTCCGGTACGGCGCGGCCACGGCGGTGGCCAGCAACCAGCCCGAGCGGATCGAGGGCGCGCACGCCGAGGAGCTGCTGTACTTGCTGGACGAGGCCAAGATCGTGCCCCCGGCCACCTGGGACTCGATTGAGGGTGCGTTCTCCAACGCCGGACCCGACACGGCGGACAACGCGTACGCGTTCGCCATGAGCACCCCCGGCGCGCCCTCGGGCCGGTTCTACGACATCCACCGGCGGGCGCCCGGGTACGAGGATTGGTGGACCAAGAGCGTGACGCTGGAGGAGGCCATAGCGGGCGGCCGGATCTCGCGCGCCTGGGCCGAACAGCGGCGGCTGCAATGGGGCGAGGACAGCGCGGTCTACCACAACCGTGTGCTGGGCGAGTTCCACGCCAGCGACGAGGACAGCGTGATCCCGCTGGCGTGGCTGGAGGCAGCGAACGAGCGCTGGCACGACTGGGACCGGGTCGGGCGGCCGGACCAGGGCGGCCCGTACTGGGTCGGCACCGACGTGGGCCGGGGCGGGGACGAGACGGTTCTGGCGCACCGGGACGGCCCGGCCATCTGGCTGGAGGGCCACCGGATCCGCGACACCATGAGCACCGTTGGCATGCTCCAGGCGCTGGACGCGCGGCCCATCATCGACGTGATCGGCGTGGGCGCCGGGGTCTACGACCGGGCCAAGGAGGTGGGCCTGAAGGCGGTCCCGTATGTGGGCTCGGGCAAGACCCCGGTCCGCGAGCGCTCGCGCAAGCTCGGGTTCGCCAACGTGCGGAGCGCGGCCTACTGGAACCTGAGGGAGCTGCTGGACCCAGCGTTCGAGCCCACGCTGATGCTCCCTCCGGACGACCTGATGACCTCGGACCTGACCACGCCGCATTGGCAGGTCACTACCGGCGTGCCTCCGAAGATCCAGGTGGAGAAGAAGGAGGACGTGGTGGCCAAGCTCGGCCGGTCGCCGGACCGGGGCGACGCGGTGGCCATGGCGTTGTGGGCCGACCGGATCCAGGCAACCAACTTCGCGGCGCCGGTGGGCGCCATGCCGGTGACCGGCATCGGCGTGGCGCGGCGCGCCTGACGTCGCACCTCCCCGATCTGTCCGGGCCTCGTGCAAAAGTGTGACCCGGATCACCCGGGGTTACCGGGTGCGAACGCACCTACAAATACGATGGCCAGACCTGTTGACACCTTACAGTCATGACGGTAAGGTAGTTCTCACAACACCACAGCGACACCTCCACCGGGGTAGTGAACCGGGCCTGGCAAGCCCGGGAGGTACGACCCGAGGGACCGGCTCCTCCACCCAGGGGGACGCGCGGTGATCCCGGTGGAGGGCCACCCATCACAGAGGGGAGCAACCGATGGGCAAGGACGAGGCCGTGGCCGCCGCAACGGCCGGGCGTACCTGGGAAGCCAGCGCGCGGGGCCGACTGGAGCGCAACGTGGCCCGGCTGGTCAAGCTGGTCCGCACCGTGGCCGACGAGATCGAGCGCGAGACGGCCCGCGACATCGCCAACGCGGCCCGAGCGGACCGGCCGCTGGAGTTCCAGACCTACCCCCGGGTGGTCGGCAACATCGCCAACAAGCTGGGCACGCTCAGCTTCAACGGCCACCTGGACAGCCTGATCGATGCGGCGGCCGAGGCCGAGGCGGCCCGGATCGAGACGCTGGCCGAGGTCAAGGCCATCACCAACGCGCCGAGCCTGACCCGCGAGGCCGACAAGCTGGCCGGGGCGGTCAACGCGCTGGCCGCGCTGGAACGGGCGGCCAAGGGCTGGGCCGACGGGGCGGCCGAGAACGACGAGGCCCGGGGCGTCCGGGACCGCAAGCCCAGCGACCAGCAGGAGTTCGTACTGGCCGACATCCTGAACATGATCGACGACGCGGCCCGCGAGGTGGGCGTGGAGCCGGTCTACTCGGAGAGGAGCAAGAAGCCGTGAGGTTCGCCAACCGCTGGACGCTGCCCGAGGTGACCTTCTACCAGGTCGAGGACCACGGGTTCACCGGGGAGCACGAGGGCCAGCCGCTGTTCGCCTACGGTAAGCCGGACGCCATGGACGACCGGGGCGTCCCCAAGGTGGGAGAGCTGTACGCCAGCCTGGACCGGGCGCTGGTCGCCTGGGTGGCCGAGAAGTACACCGGGCCGCGCGGCGCCGGTGGGACCGGCGTGGGCACGGCGGCTGACTGGTTCTGCCGGATGGTCGGCATGGACGATCTGGTGGAGGTCGAGTACAGCTCGGGCCAGAAGGCGCTCGCCGAGGTCCTGGCGGCCACCCAGCAGCACAACGGCCCGCTGTACCGGCGGGCGCGCGCCATCACCGACGAGCTGGGCGCTCGCGGCCTGGTGGTTGCCACGGCCAAGAACACCGGCGGCAACATCGCCCAGTCCTGACACTGAAGAGTCAAGCCCCGGGGAGCAACCAGCCCCGGGGCTTCACTGCGCCCGGCGCCGGGTACACACTGGGCCAGGAGGTGGACCATGGTCTCAGCGCGCGGCGGCAAGTACGGGTTCGTCTATCGGCATCGGCAGCGGGTCTACAAGGCGCTGAGGCGCCAGGGCAAGTCCAAGACGGTGGCGGCCAAGATCGCCAACGCGGGCAACACGCATGGCCAGCGCTCGCGCATGGCCCGCAAGGCGGCCCGCACCCGGCGGGCCAAGGGCCGGGGCTGAGCGGGTCTCTCCTCCCCTTGAAGCTGTTACTGTGAGGTGAGGAAGGGAGGCGCCTTAGATGGACGCTGAAGAGATCGAGGGCCAGCCCGTGGACGAGCCGGTGGTGGCGGCCGGGCAGAGCGACACGGTCAACCTGGAGCAGCCGCTGAACGAGCCCACCGAGGACGCGAGCGGCACCTGGGGCGGCAAGGCTTCCGAGCCGGACGACGGGATCCCGCCGTTCGACGAGGAGGACTCCGAGGAAGTGGAGGCCACGCTTCCCGAGGACTCCTACGACGAGGCCCAGGCCGAGCCGGACGGGGAGGGACCCCAGTGACCAAGTACAGCCAGAACGGTTACGTGGCCTGTGACTCGTCGCTGATCGGCAAGTTCACCATCCCGGGCTCCAGCATCACGATCAACCTCCGCAAGGGTGACGTGTCGGTGGTCCTGCTGGACTTCCTGGGCTGGTACCACAAGGAGATCGAGCCGCTTCGCCAGAAGGACACCGGCGGCTACAACTGCCGGAACATCGCGGGCTCCACCAAGCTCTCGAACCACGCCAGCGGCACGGCGGCCGATGTGCGGTGGCAGGACCACGTGCAGGGCAAGCGCAACGCCGGGTTCAGCGCGGCCGAGGTCAGCAAGATCAACACCAAGCTGAAGGAGTACGGCGGAGCCATCCGCTGGGGGAACAACTACACCGGCACGCCGGACGCCATGCACTTCGAGATCAACCAGGGCGCGGCGGCCGTCAAGAAGCAGGCCGACCGGATCCGGGCCAAGAACAACAAGCCCCCGGTCAGCAAGCCCCCGGCCAAGCCCGCCACCGGTCTGCCGGTGCACGCGCCCGGCTCCCGGACGCTGCGCGAGGGGATGACCGGCACGGACGTGCAGTTCGTCCAGCGCTTCATCGGCCCGAGCCACATGGGACCGGCGGACGGCAAGGCCGGTCCGAAGTTCACGGCCGGGGTGAAGTGGTACCAGCACATGCGGGGCCTCGGCGCCGATGGCGTGGTCACCAAGGGCGGGCCGACCTGGCGCGCCATGGGTCACTAGGGGAGGAACGTTGAAGATCTTCGGCAGGGAGCCCGCTCTCATCATCGGGTTCGTGGGCGCGGTCGTGGCCGTGCTCGTGGGTGCTCACCTCCCCGGGCTGAGCGCCGGTGCCGGTGTGGCCATCACGGCCGCGCTGACCGCCATCATCACGGCGGCCACTACGCGGCCGGTCGGCCCGAGCCTGTACGTGGGCGCGGTGGTCGCGGTGGCGGCCGTGCTGGCGGAGTACAACATCCACATCTCGGACACGTTGCTGGGCGCCATCAGCGGCCTGGTGATGGCGGCGTTCGCGCTGTTCGGCATCCGGCCCCAGGTCACGCCCAAGGCCGACCAGGCGCCGATCGCCCCGGCCAACGGCGCGGTACGCTGACGGTGCTCGCGCGCGCAAGCGCTAGAACTGCGGACGCAGGAAGGCCCGGACCGTGGCGGTCCGGGCCTTCCGTGTGCCTGGGCTCAGAGCCCCTTGCCGTAGTCGTTCAGGTGCTGCTTGGCCTGCTCGCACAGGTCCATGGCCTCGGCCAGAGCCACTTCGATCAGCTTCACCGACTGGAGCGCCGTGCGCCCGGCGGGAGTGCTGGGATCCTCGCCCACGGCGTTGACCACCGTGGCCTTGACCGACTCGGTCTCCTCGCGGAGGGCGGACAGCTTGCCCTCCAGCTCCTCCACCTGGAGACCGGCGAACCCGACGGCCTGGACGTGCTCCTCCCGAGCCATGATCAGAAGCCCCCTGCGTACCGGTCCAGCTCGGCGTTGATGTTCTCGGTGACGCGGAAGAACTCGTCCGTCCGCTCCCTCAGGCCCGAGGTCCACTCGAACGCGATGCGGCCGGACTCCATCGCGCAGTTCTCTCCGCCGGTGGCGTTGTAGACGGCGCCGATGGTGCTCTCCTCCAGCTTGGCCGTGATGGCCGAGAGCAGTTCCTGGACCTCGCCGATGGCCGACTTGGCGACCGCAACGGCCTCCTGGTGGGCCTCGTGTGCGCTGGTCATGCCTACCCTTCCCGGGCGGGTCCGTCCCGCCTCGCTGTATACTTTACCGTCATGGCGTCAAGGTCACAACCCTACGGCTTGGACCATTCCTGCGGCGGGTCGGAGTACCGGGCCGACCAGGCCCGGCGCCACAGCCGGACGCGGACCCAGTGCGGGCCGGACGCCACCTCGTCCGAGCACGGTGCGCCAGGGCACCACCGGCTGACATTGAGCCGCCCGGCGTCCAGCTCCCAGTGCCGACGATCGCCCACCGTCAGCGAGACCTGACGACCATGGCTGACGACCGTACGGGGCTCGGGCCGGGCCAGGCGCCACGGGGAGGGTGAGCCCGCCCGGGGCTTGTCCGGCTGGCCTGGGCGCGGCCGGGGCACGTCCGGGTAGACGTGCCCCGGGTGGTCGTGCGCCATCAGCGCTTCAGCCACGCGATGAGCGCGCAGACGATCAGGACGACCAGGACGAACTCCAGGCGCCCGCCGATCTCGATCACAGGACTTGCGCCTCCTCCCGGCTGACCCAGGTGAACACGGTGGTCCCGCCCGGCACCTGGGCGAACAGCTCCTTGACCCAGCCCGGGGCGGTCTCCAGGCGCTCGGTGTCGCGGTACGCCCGGGGCCGGTACGTGCGGTCCGCCCGGACGTGCTCGCTGGGCTGGCCGGATTTCTTGATCACCGGGCCGGACACGTAGATCGAGCGGGTATCGCCATCGGTGATGACCACGCGGGCCTTGTCCGGCAGGATGAGCCGGGGCGCGGTGTGCCAGCTCTCGGTCACGTTCAGCGTCGGCATGGCCTCCAGGGTCAGTTCGATGATGCGGGTGCTCTTGTCGCTGGCCACGGTTGCTCGCGGGGCCATCACACGTCCTCCGTCCTGCTGAAGAAATCGCGGGCCGCCTCGGTGTCCATGCGGACGAGGACCAGCCCGTTACGGGCCAGTGCGGCGGCCGTGTCCTGGGCCAGCTCGATCTCGTCCGAGGTGACCGCTTGCATGGCCCTGGTCAGCTCCTCCACCGTCTCGCGGTGGTCGAGACCCCGGCGGGCCACCATCCAGGCGGCCGGGTCGTCCCTGGTCATCTGCTCCCCTTTCGCTGAGCTGTTGCCAACGTACCAGTCATGACGGTAAGGTTGCAACCAGGAAGCGCGAGACAGGGTGGAGCGAGATGGCGAAGCTGGTGATCATGCACGAGGTGGACCCGTGCATCGGGATCACGCTGGAGGAAGTCCTCCCGGGCACACCGGGGAGGGCGAGGGGCTATCACGGCCGCTGTACGGAGTGCGGCTGGCCGATGCACCGGTGGCACCGGGACAACGCCATCCGCGACGCACAGGCCCACGTGGACGGGCACACACCGACTCTCGTCGGTGGTGATCGAGACGCGCTGGTCCGCTCATGAGTACGGCCGGGCTGACGAGGCCCGGCCGCACCTGAACAGGAAGGAGAAACGCGTGTCGGACGCAACAGCGGGCGACAAGGGCAAGACTACCGGGCAGGTGCCCTCGGGCACCTCGATCACGGTCATGATGCTGGTCTGGCTGGCCTCGTGTGTGGCCACGTTCTGGATGGCCTGGGGAGCCGAGACCACCCGCGAGTTCGTGGGTACCGGGCTCGGGTTCCTGCTGGCCTTCCTCCTGCTGGGCCAGTGGCTCGGCCGGGTGGCCCGGCGCGGTGCCGCCGTGCTGGAGGCGCGCGAGCGGGCACTGGAGCAGGCGGCCGGGGAGCCGCTGGTCCAGTACAAGCCAGGGCCGTACTGATGGCCAGCAAGAAGGCGGTGGAGATCCGCGACCGGATCATGAATCTGGCTCACGATGAGGCCAGCGGGTGGGAGCCGGTGCCCGGCATCGGGCTGACCATCCGGTTCAGCACCGAGCACGAGACGCCGGACTGGGCGCGCCAGACCCGCTCGGTGGACCGGGGCGCCTACTGGGGCCAGCCCACCTATCACTCGCACGTGTTCGTCACGCTGGTGGCCAGCAAGGTGATCCTGGGCGTGGCGAGCGCGCCGTGGGTCGGCCGGACGGACTCCGAGATCCCGTACTGGCTGGCCGAGGCCATCCTGGCGGATCACACCCTGGCGGGCGATCACGAGCGGATCAACGCGCTCAGGGCGGCTCGCAAAGCGAGGCGGCCGTGAGGTTGATCCCGGAGAACCGGCCGCTGACCGGTATGGAGGTCGGCATGATCATCGCGCTGGCCGCGCTGCTGGTGCTGTGCTGCCTGGGCGTCACGGCTATCAGCGTGTTCACGTCCTGACAATCGAGAGTCAAGGGTCGTCCCTCCCCGGGGCGGCCCTCTCTTGGACCTTGACTTTGCAGGCATGACGGGTAAGATAGAGCGCACAGGAACGAGAAAGGACACCGGAGATGCAAGAGCTGATCTACCAGGCGGCCAAGGCGGTGGTCTGCTGGGGCTATGTGGCCCTCGCGGTCCTGCCGGTCGTGGCGTACGGGATGTGGGTCTCGTGAGCGCGGGCTACCTGAAGAAGTGCAGCAACGGCCGAGCGCCGAAGAAGCAGCACGCGACGCAGGAGGAGGCGGAGGGCCAGCGCTCGCAACTGATCGCGGCCGGGGTCTGGAAGGCCAGCAGCTCCAACACCTACTTCTGCAACCAGTGCGGGTGGTGGCACGCCGGGAGCCTGGGCAAGGCCAACCGGGGCCGCGCGCGCAAGACCGCCAAGAACACGCCGCGCTTCCTGGCGACGCAGTAGGGGAGGGGCGAGACGATGACGATCGACATGATCGATTTCGAGCTGATCCTGACCGGCGGTGGAGGCGACGATGGAAGCCCGAGCGCGGTCAAGGCGCCCGCTCGGCGCGGCACTACCAACAAGAACGCGCGTGGTGGCAGCGACGAGCGGCGACGGCGCCGGGCCTGGCTGGTCGAGACCTACCGGGCCGACGAGGACCTACGCACGATCGAGCTGTACCACGGCCCGATCCTCGTGGGCGTCAACCACGGTGACGGTGAGATGGCCTGCCGGTGCTATCGGTGCGGCGTGCTGCTGACCGTGGACACGGTGACCGTCGATCGGATCAAGCCCGGGTGCCAGGGCGGCACCTACCGGCGGGACAACATCCGGCCCGCGTGCGGCCGGTGCAACAGCAGCACGGGCGCCACGACGCGCCGGAAGAAGTCCGGACGCTGAGGGCGGTCGAGGGCTCGGCGGGCCTCAGTCCGGGGTCTTGAGTCCAGAGTCCGCAAGATCGTCAGATGATCACCAGATAGAGAGGCGGCCCGGTGGCGTCCAGCGTGGGCGCGCCGGGCCGCTTCGCGTTGGGGTATACCCCCCGGGGGCATGGTGGAACGCTCGGGCCTTGGTTCGGGTGCGGTTGCTGATGATCCGCTACGGGACGATCAGGGCGCGCAACCCTGGGGGGAGCGGGGGGACTGGGGCTACCCTCGACACCTATACACGTGCGAGAAACATGCTCTTGCCCTGGGCGCGGGGGCGCACACACACACGCACGCGCGAGGGCTCGGGGGGTTGAGGGTAGCCCCAGTCCCGCCAGGTCCCCCCGAAAAGGCGCCTGTGGCCCGCTGTGGGGCGTGAGGTATCCTTGGGGTATGTCTGTGACTATGGAGGACGTTGCCGCCGTCCTGGACGGCCTGAAGCCCGGATCCACCCACACGGCCAAGGCGCTCTATCGCCGGTACACCGAGCGCCTGGCGCTCGCCGAGCGCGAGCCCGAGCACCCGGTGTCGTTCGGCGTGGCGTTGCGCTCCTACGGGTGTGAGCGCACCCGGATGCGGCGCCGGGTCGGTGGCGTCCAGCGCGAGGAGACGGGCTGGACCCTCCCCGGTCCGAGCCGTGTGGACTCGATCACCGCCATGATCAACTCGTTTGGCACCTCGGCCATCTACACCGAGGACGAGATCTGGACCCGCTACGTCCGGACGTGCGGCGACAACCGCCAGACCCCCCTCCCTCGGGCGCGCCTGATGTACCTGCTGACGCAAGGCGGGCACCCGCACCTGACGGACAAGCGCCGGTCGTGCCGGTGGCTGAACGTCCCGGGATCCTGACTGTGAAGTGTCAACGTGGCGCCTGGGCCGAGATGTCCCCCGAGCACGTACGATGTGGCCATGACTGACCCGGTGCTCCTGCTGATCTACGCGCTCGCGGTCGCGCGCATCACCGGGCTGATCGTCAGCGACTCGATCACCGAGCCCGCACGGGACTGGCTCGTGGACTGGCTGGACGACCGGCCGCACACCCTGGGCTCCGCCATCGCCACCCTGATCACGTGCCCGTGGTGCGCCGGGATGTGGGTCGCCTTGGTCGCCTCCCCTATGGTCTGGTTCTGGGGCCACTCGCCGGTCATGCTGATACCGGCCATTGCCCTGGCCTTCAGCCAGGTCACTGGCATGATCTCGAATCTGGGGAGGTAACCTGTGGCCCTCCGCCGTCCGCGTCTGGCTGATCCGGACCCGCTGGCGCCGCGCCGACACCGGGCAGTCACGGCGGCCACGGCCGTGGTGGACCTCGGTGGCGCCAGCTCCTGGAAGACCTGGAAGTTCGGGAACACCGACTGGCAGACCGAGGCGTGGCGCCTGTTCGACATCGTGCCCGAGCTGCGGAAGCTGTCCGGCCGGGTCGGTGACAGCGTGGCCCAGGCGCGCCTCTACGTGGCCGAGCTGGACGAGCGCGGCGAGGAGGTGGGCGAGACCACCGACCAGCGGATCTCGGCGCTCGCGGGCATCCCGATGGGCACCGGCAACCAGCGGGACGACCAGCTCAGGCTCGCGGGCCTGGACCTCGCGGTGGGCGGGGAGTGCTGGATCGTGGGCGAGGGCGCGGCCACCAACCCCGAGAAGGCCGAGGGCTCCTGGTTCGTGGTGACCGGCGCCGCGCTGAAGAAGCAGGGCGACTTGGTCAAGGTGCGCCGACCCAAGATCCTGGGCGGCAAGGACCTGACCCTGGCCAACGGCACGGACATCCTGATCCGGTGCTGGCGCCCGCACCCCAATGACGTGGACCAGGCCGACTCGTTCGCGCGCTCGGGCATCGTGCCCTTGCGCGAGATCGAGCTGCTGACCAAGCGCGAGTTCGCCGAGCTGGACTCGCGGCTGACCGGCGCCGGTGTGATGTTCCTGCCCGAGGGCGTGGACTTCCCCCGCGAGGAGGGCGACCCCGAGGGCCTGGCCGGGTTCATGGCCTACCTGCAACGCGCGATGGCCGCCAGCATGCGCGACCAGACCACGGCCAGCGCCATGGTGCCGATCATGGCCACGCTCCCCGAGCACCTGATCCAGTACCTGGACCAGATCCGGCCGATCACGTTCTGGTCCGAGCTGTCCGCCGAGATCACCCCGATGAAGGACAAGGCCATCGGGCGGCTGGCCTCGGTGGCCGAGATCCCGGCCGAGGTGCTGACCGGCATCGGGGACGCCAATCACTGGACCGCCTGGCTGATCTCCGAGGAGGGCATCCGCTGGATCGGCGGGTACCTGGGCCTGATCGCGGACGCGCTCACCCGGGGCTTCCTGCGGCTGGCGCTGGCCAGCATGGGCATCACGAACCCCGAGCGCTACGCGTTCGCGTTCGACACGTCCAGCCTGGCCGCCCGGCCCAACCGGCTGGACGAGGCGCTCCAGCTCCACGATCGGTTCCTGCTCTCGGACGTGGAGACCGTCAAGGCGGGCGCGTTCGATCCCGAGCAGATGCCGACCAATGAGGAGCGCCTGGTCCAGGTGGCCCTCAAGCTCGTGCAGACCCAGCCCGAGCTACTGCTGGACCCGGCGATCCAGCATGCGCTCGGGTTCCCCCAGATCACGCACGTCAGCGCGGCCCCGGCCCTGCCTCAGGGGGGAGCGCAGGATGGTCCCCCCGAGGAGGACGAGACCCCGGCGGACGGGCCGCCGAACGATGGCGCCGCGCCCGAGGAGCCGACACCCGGCGACAGTGAGACCCGGGCGCTGACCGACGCGCTCAGCGCGCGCATCGACCGCCTGGCCGCCGCTCCACCGACGCCGGACCGCGTGTTCAACGCGGCGGCCAAGCTCACCGTGTACCGCGCGCTGGAGCTGGCGGGCGGCCGGTTGGCCACGCCAGCCGAGCGCCGGGGCCGGTGGGCCGAGGTGCCGCGCCACGAGCTTCATCACTGGGTCGGCCCGATCACGGCCGAGCGGGCGCGCAAGGTGACCGAGGGCGCGTGGAACCACGTGCCGGTGCTGGCCGCCGATCTCGGCGTGGACCCGGGCGAACTGCGCGCGTTGCTGGAGGGCTACGTGACCGAGCTGCTGACCCGGGGCGTGCGCCACCACGATGATCTCCTGTACGCCGCGCTGAGCATCGCCCACCAGGGCCGTGGGCTGGTGGCGGCATGAGGCCGGTACGTGTCCCGCCGAGCCGGGAGGACGAGGTCTACCGGGCCACGCGCGCTGAGGTGGAGCGCGGCCGACCGGCGCCTGATCCGCCCAAGCCCGAGGACCAGCGATGACCGGCCCGGCGTGGAACGGCAAGGGCACCGATCCGTGGCTGCCTGCCCGGCTGGACGCGCGGCTGGAGGTGTCCGCCACCGAGCGCGACATCCGGGACGCGTTCTGGGCCGAGCTGTCCGGCTGGCTGGTGGAGACCGCGCGCGCCGTGCTGCGGGGCGGGGGTCGTCCCTCCCCGGATGCCGTGTGGGCGCGCGTGCCCGCCTGGCAAGAGGCCGTGGAGCTGATCCTCCAGGGCGAGATCCTGAAGGCGCTCGGCGTGGCGTATGAGCGGCTGTTCGGCTCGGGCTACCGGTGGGAGACCCGGGCGTTCGTCACGCAGTACCTGGCCGAGGTCCGGAATCGGCTGGTCCGGATCCCGGATGAGGTATACGACCTGGTGGCCCACGAGGTGGCCACGGGCGTCAACCTCGGGGAGGGCATCCCCCAGCTACGGGCGCGCATTGACAACGTACTGTCAACTTCCCAGTCCGAGCGCTGGCCGAACCGGGCCACCGTCATTGCCCGGACCGAGGCCATCGGCGCGATGAACGCCGGGCGCTCGGACTCTTTCTCCGCTTACGCGGAAGAAACTGGCGAGGAGCTGGAGCGATACTGGCTGGCCACCGACGACAACCGCACGCGCCACACCCACGACGTGGCGGACGGCCAACGGGTCCCGTTGGGACGGCCGTTCATCGTGGGCGGGTTCGAGCTGCGATTCCCGGGGGACCCGCTCGGCCCTCCCCAGGAAGTCATCCAGTGCCGTTGCACCATGCTGCTGGTGGAGCCCGGCGAGATCCTTGACCTGAGCAACCGGGGCAGCAAGAAGCCCCGGCCGTAGCCAGGGCTTCTAGACGTTCAGGCATTGGCATTAGGGACGATCTTCAGGCAGCGCTTGCACGTGACCGGGGCGCTGGTCTTGCGGCTGGAGCCGCCCCGGGCGCCGGTACCGGT